GTACCTGTTGCAGTAGATGTACCACCTGTAAGTACATTACCTGTAGCAAAAATATTACTAGGCAATTTACCAAAGTCTACTACAAGAGCATCAGAAGTTCTAGATATTACAGTACCTGTTGCTGCTATTACAGTTGCATCTCCTGAACTAACTACACCTGTTACCGTTTCACCTACAGAAAAACCAGAGCCTTGCCCTGATCCTAAAGCTACATCATAGTAGTGATTATACCAATGTAAGTAGTTATTTCCAGATGACGGTTTTCTACAACCAAGTATTCCTTGATTTATCTCCCCGTTTACATTAAGCCCTAAAACCTTACCAGTACCGGGAAGTGTACCGTAAGAGTTTGCATAACCGCTTATACGTCTATAACCACCTTCTAAAGATGGCTCCATGTTAATTAGACGTATTGCACTGCCGGGCAAAGCATCACTTTGAGTCAAAGGATCTACGTTAGTAACAAGACCCCCTGCACAAACAGAGACATATGTTTGTAAGGAATCTGCCAACCTTAAAACCCATTAAGAGTTGAAGTAGGTTTAGTTATAATAGTTGATATTACATTTACTGACTGATCAACTACAAGCCTACGCATCATTTTAATTCCATCTTCAAACTTCTGACTATGCATAGTTGCACTCTGTTCGTTAGACCTAAATAGCATCATGTACATCATTGCACCATCAATAACTACGTGCTTAAATCTGTCAGGTATAACTGCAGTGTCATCATAAGCTACAAGATCTGCTGGGTATTTCCAATATCTGTACTCTACTACATAAGAGGCATCAGGTACAGGCGTAACTCCAAACTTTGTATCTTGAGTCATGTAAACATAATCAGGATCAGTTCGTCCAGTTTCACCGCTTAAATCTTCTACGCTTCTATAATAAGTTAGGTATTGATCATAAGTAATTAGATTAAGTTTTTTAGGTGTGTTGTTTTCTGAAGTAAGTTGTTTAATATAAAAAGTATCCCAGTCTGCCTTAGAGTAATCAGCAGGGAAATTATAAGCATTAGTGCCAGCAACTAGTGTCTGCTCATAAGTTACTAAAGTAAAAGGCCACTCTTGAGCATCCTGAAGCATCTGACGGATAGATGAGTTAATAGCATCCTTAGCCAATGCTTGAACGTTTTTAACGTTAGCAAAGTCTGCTTGGTCAATTTGAACTTCATTCAATCGACGTAAGAGTTCGTTAGTTAGACTAAGGAAAGTACTCATGGTTATAACCTTTTAGCAGGTGTAAAATATAATCTAGCAGAAAGTGTAGCATCAAAGTTGTGTGAAGAAGTGTGTCTAAATACTAAGACCTTATCACCTGCATGTAAGAACAAAGGTCCACCACCAATAAACTGTGTATGGTTATTACCTGCTATAGACTCTTCACCTACTAGCATATGGTAAGTGTTGTCATCTGCATGGTATACTTGTATTCCTATGTTAGATGTAGAGCTATCTTCATTAGCTATCATGAGAAAAACTATTTCAGCTTCGTGACTTTCAGGACAAGTAAATAATATAGTAGCATTATTAGGATTGCTAGTACTACTAGCAGAGTTACCTGTAACTGCAGCAAACTTGCTGGCTGTCCTGAAGTTAATACCTGCCATTATTTTAAGTTGTTTACAATTTTAGTGGGGTTTACTCGTACTACACCACCTTTAGATAAACCCATAGCAGATGTAGTGCCTCGTGATGACATCATTCCTTGAGGTGCACGATTAGCAGAAGGACGGTATCTGCTATCTTCTTGTTCAGGTGTTGTTACACCACCTAAAGCATATCCTTTTTTCTTACGCATTTTAAAACCCTTTGAATAGTCTAAAGGGGCTACTCGAAAGCAGCCCCTAAAGTTAGTTATGCAAGCAGATCACGATCTACTTCTGCGGCAGCTTTTGTAGCACCCATTGGGGCGTACACTACGAAGAACTTAAACGAACCCGCTGAAGGTGCGTTAGATCCCGCAAGCTTTGCAGTGATAACTGTGTCAGCAGCAGTAACATTAGTGATACCGTTTACCGAAGTAGTGGTAGCAGCCAATGTCTTAGCGCCATTGATGTCGGCAGTACCGAGCAAATCAATGTCACCACCTGTGACACCAAAGCTTACTGCATTAGCACCACCAATGGTAGCGGCTGCAGTACACTCAGCGCCAGCAGCAAGAACCACACAATTGTCTGGAACTGTACCGATGTCGTGAGTTGAGCTAGTTGTCAAGTCACCGTGAGCAATCACGGCTGTCTCGATACGAACTGGAGATTGTAAAGCCATTTCTATGCCCCCCTTACGCTGCGTTATATTTGGCAGTTACGATTGCTTCAGGGCGAAGAATCTTACGGCCATATAAATGCATACCACGAACGATGTCAGCGAAGCTGTCAGGGTCACGATATGTTTCGGTTTTGTTGATCTGCTCGGCAGTAGCAACTGCAGAGTCATGACCAGCTACGATAACACCATAGTTAGTGTTTTGGTTTGCAGAACCTGTTGTACCTGAACCTGTACCTACAGATGGTAGGTTAGATGAAGAGTACACACGGAAACCGTGCAGGTTGTTAAGAACCAAACCATTACGAAGTGCACCAGACTCACCGTAATCTGCGTTCAGAAGACGTGAATCTTCATCTGCCATGATTTCCATGAATACTGGATCTACAACCAGCCAGCGTCCTTGCTTATCAACTTGTTGTTGGTCAAGCAAACGAGCCATACGAGCTACAACCATTGCTGGTGAAGCTGTTGCTGTTGGTAGTGCAGTAGCACCGGGCAAACGAGCAGCTACTGGGATCGAATGATCTGCAGCAGAAGCAGTAGTAATGTTGCCGAAGCTATCTTTACGCAACTTCATTGATGTCAGCAATTCGTCTGAACCTGCAGTAGTTACAGCTTTAGTACCATTTACTTGGTCATTAACTGTATCTGCATCTGCATGTAGAGCAGACTGTTTGAAACCTGACAAGTAGCCAAGAACTTCTTGGTCATGCTGGTCAGCCAAACGATAAGCTGCACGATTGGTTGCAAGATCCATGAAGTTCACATGTGAGTGAGCTTCTTCGATGTCATCAATTTTAAAGGCAAAGTAGTTAGCTTTGTCTACAACCAATGAAAAATCTTCATCGTCAAGATCTTGTGCTGAGATCTGTGTACCACGAGCGTAGCTGCTTACGGAAATCTCAGGTTCTTTAATGATTTTAACTGTATCACCTTGGGCAGAAATCTCCCCAAAATAATCAGAGTTGGTGATATCACCACATACTGTGCTCTTGCGGAAAGCAAGCTGCACTTTTTTGGAGTAGATTACGGAACTAAAGTTACCGTTAGGTAAGTTACCGTGTCCTCCTGCTGATGTAAAAGCCATAATAAATCCTCCTGATAGTTGGCTTATCTAAAAGCTAATACCAATAAGAGGCTGTTACATTTTCTAGGGTGCGTTAGACTAACAGTCGGCCAACCGTTAGATGTACGGGCCTATACTTGAACAGGTAGTTCTCATACGTTTAGACTTTATTGGAAATTGGGTTAGAACAAAAGGTAGTCATATAGAGGCTTTTGTTCTATGTCCCTAGTTATACTGTTGCTTTTTTATTTGTCAACAGTTTATCTGGCATTACCAGACACGTCATAGACAAATTTACCATTGCGCATTGCTTTGTTAATTTCGTCTGAACGTTCTTCAAATTCTTTGTCAGACATTTTAGCTACATCTGACTCACGAATCATCTCATTAGCATCAGCTACATCTACATTAGTTTTACCACGTCGAGTAACTGGTGAAGCTGCTGCTTTTTTGTTTGCTTTCTTAGCTTCCTTAGTAAGACCTTTATCTGATTTGTAAAGATCAATAACACGTACTACTGAAGCTGGGTCATCTGCGTTTTCATAGAGAGCATCTTTAACCCACTTAGGTTGTGCATCTGCCCAGTCATGAAACTCATCTGCCTCACGTAAGTCATCAAAGTCTGCATGTGACTTACGGATTTCATTCTCTGACTTAACTCGATCAGCTTCTGCTTGAGCTTCGTCAAGTTGTTTAAGGCGAGTGTCTGCCTTTTCAAACATCTCCTGTGCTTTTTTAGCTGCAATTGTTTCTACAATGCCAGCTACATCAGGATATTCTTTAGCCCACTCTTCAATATCTTCATCGGACTTAGGTGGAATAATACCGGCTTTAGTAGAAGCTTTTTGTAAGTTCTCTAGCTTTTCATCCCACTCTTTTTCCTTTTGTTGCATATGGCGTCTTAGATCACCATATCGTTTTTTAAAAGACTTTTCTTCTGCAGATAGCGTTTCTTCTTTAACTTCTGTATTGGCCTCTGCTTCTTGGGTAGCTTCTTCGACTTCTTCTTCTGCATCTACTGGGGTTTCCCCCCTTGCTTGAGCTTCAAGTCTTTCAATCTCCTTAGCTTCTTCTTCCATTCGTTGCTTACGCTTTGCGTTATTATATCCACGATCAACGAATCCTGCAGTCTTTGGGGTTTCCACTTCTGCTAGTTCAGGCATATTATTCTCCTTATGTTGGGGTCAGCCGTAGCCGAGTAGCCTTATTATTTTTTACGTTTTTTCTTCATCAAGCCGCCTTTATTCATACCAGCCCTTGGGTCTCCTTCAGCAGCAGCTTTTTGTGTTGGTGATTTAGCAGCAGAAGATGGAGCTTTTTCTCTTCCAACTTCCGCAATACTTTTACCTGTATCAGCAGCTTTATCTGCAATAGCTTTAGCTTCTTTTTGTATTTTTTCTGCAAAAGATTCTCTGTCATCATCTACACGTGCTTTTAAAGCTACAGTTTCCGACCTAGTATCTTTACCACTTGTTTTAAATGTCCTACTGGGATCTACTTTATCTGCTTCTGGTGTAACAGGGGGTTTAGCTGTATCGGTTCCATACTTAGTAATGAGTTTATTTCTATTACCCTCATTTAAATTTTTCATGAAGTTATCTAAGTCATCGTCCCGTAAACTTGCATCAACTTCAATACCTGCAGCTTGTAAACCTTTTATAAGATTCATATCTCCATCAGAGCCAAATAAAGAGTCAATAGCTTTGTCAGCTAAACCAAGCCCAGAGGAAGATTTTAATTGAGTATCTATAGCTTTTTGTAAGATCTCTGCACCTGCTGTATCCCCTATAGCTTTACGTATTTCTACTTCAGCTCTAGCTGTAGCTAAGTTACTAACTTGAGCGCCATACTTACCTGCAACCATTCCAGGTAAACCTGCTACAGCTCCAGCTACTGCGCCAGTAACACCTGAACTAAATGTTGCTCCAGCACCAAAGTATTTATCCGCAGACTTACTTGCATCTGTCCAGTCTGTATTTTCATACCAAGAAGTTGACTCAACAGTAGGCGAGGGTGCACTATCACTGTCGTCATTAAATTTAGATACTGGTTGTGTTTCAGTGTAACCTTGAGCTATTAACTCATCATATTTTTGTTGGTCTTTTGGTAAAGTCAGAGTTACTACCTCACCACCAGGCCCATATAAA